GCGCTCAGTACGGGCGCATCTGATAAGTCTGTGATTGTAATTTGTCCACTTGAAATAATTCCCATTTTTAAATTCTCCTTTTTAACCTAGAGGCTCAACATTGCATTCAAATTGAGCTCGCCTAAATACATCCCTTTGTGTGATTTCAATTGTTTTCTGCGAATAGCTATGGTCTTGATTCCAGATTTTATCAGGGTTACCCTCATCATCTGTCTTCGTCCAAATATAGCTATATTCTTTCCCTTCCTTATCAATCTCTTTACCACCTCGCCACAATGTGGCTGTCAGTTTCGTATTGATAAGATTGTTTTTAAATAGGTTTCCGTTCGAAGTCTTGACGACTAACGTTGTCGGTTCAACCAAGTTCGTAACTGTAACTTCAGTAGTAGCGACTTCTTTGTCACCCACATAGCCTGAAACAGTCAAAACTGCAGTGTTTTCAATATCTTTACCTTTTAAAAGATATTGCATAGCTACCGTGACTTCCCCATCTAAAGCCCAGCGCCAAGAAACATCTGAATAAACCTGCTTTTGTCCCTTGAATAAGGTTGCTTTAACAACGCTCTCCCCAGCGCTATTTTTGAAAGTAGTTCCATTATCTGTTGAAATTTTGATTGTGTACGGCTTAGCCTCTTCAACTAATTCAGCTAAACGAACCTGAATATCAGCAGAAAGGTTATTACTTAACGATTTAAAATTATCATAAATTGTGCGACTATTTTCCGGACTTGTAAAAGAGAGCTCTTGTTTTGATACACGAGCCTCAATAATCAGTATTGGACTAAAAGCATCGTCTTGAATAGGAACACGGTCACCAATATCAAGGTCAGTCCATCCCTCAATCTCATAAGAAACAGCTGGATAAGCATGAAGTTTCAAATCTTTGAAAGCCATCTGTTCTAACTCTTCTGAAGTTTTTGCATCATAACTAATATCCTTGCGAATCCATTGGTCTGATTGAGTTTCACTGGTAAATGTAGATGGATAAAGTTTTGCAGCTATCGGAGCAAACAGGGTCGCACCTTTTTTGTAAAACTCCACTTCACCAGCACTGTTTTTCACTTCCCAATCGGGCATCGCACCCAAATCAATAAGCTCTTTCTCACCAGTATCCTTATTGCTGGTCGCTTGTTTTAATACTTTTGTCGTAGAATTAGTATTACCTTTTGATGTACGGATAGTTGTTGTCTCAAGAATAGAACCGTTAGCTTTCTCAGTACGCTTAATAGTTGTCGTACTACCATCAGCATTCTTGATTACCCTTGTATTGATAACTGTCTTACTTTGTGAACCATCCGAATTTTTCCAAACTGTTGTACGAGTAGTTGAACCATCTGGATTTTTTACGGTAGTTACTGTTTGACCGTGTTCATCTGAGTTAGTTTTTTCATCTGATACACTCTGAGAGCTTGTTGGAACTAACATTGTAAATAAACCGTTATAGTCAACCGTACGCTTTATATCAGTTAAATGACGTTCACCAAGCAAAATGATATTTTTTTGCTTTTTCCCGACACCGTAATTCTCACCGTCATACTCCTTGTAAACATTAATCTTAAATTCTTTCAATGTTCCATCTGAGTTCAAAAACGTCTTGAACTCATGCTCAGCATTGAATTTAGAAAGCAAAGATAATAGACGGGCTAATTTTGTTTCAGAACTTGTAAATTCCAGTATTCGTGTATATGATTCAATCTCATTAATTCCAATGCTTAGCTTAGTAAAATTAAGCAAATCCATCTTCTCAGCATACTGTTTAAACGTTAATGGTTGGTCTGATTTAAACGGTAAAGCCTCCTCGTTGATAAGCTCGAGGTTAAGATTCCTGCACTCCAATTCCAACAATGTACGAGATTCTTTAATCTTGTAAATAGTAAAAAGAAATGTTTCTCCCTTGTAATCAAAAGAGATAAAATTTCGCTTTCTTAACACCTCTGTTGGATCTTGTTGCAATTCACTATCTGCTGTAAATTTTTTATAAACCGAAAAAGAAAAGACACTAGCACCAGTTGCTAGGTCTCTTTCCCATTTATCATCAAAAAAGTGAATACTATTCGGTTTGTTATTATCAATGACCCCTACAATACGAAGAGAGGGGTCATGGATTGTTATTGTAGGAACCTGAAAAAATTTTTTCAATTATAACCACCTTTCTTCAAACTCAACTGATACCGTAGGAGGAGTTTTACACCAATCTGAAGTATAAACTTCTAAAGTAGATTTTCCTGGTGGAATTTCAATAAATCTAGAACCATAAACAAAGTCCATCTGACGGTTTAAACCATCAACCATGATACTGACATCCTCGCTAGATAGCACCACATTTGACCCCATAGGATAACGATTAGAAACATCCTTCCAATAATCCACATGAAGTTTTTCAAAAGTAAAGTAATTAATAGAATGCACACTAACCATACGGTCAGTTACATTACGCCCAGTATATTGACCAACATAGAACTGAACTTTCTTAGCTTTTTTATCCTTTATTCTTGCATCAGAATAACGAAAACTTGAACCATACCAGTAATACTTAATCGTGTCGCCTTCTTTTAATAAGTCGAACATATTAGCATTCTTGTTCTCTTCTCGCCCTTCAGAACCGTAAGGGTTAGGCGGAAACCATAGACTAGGCGTGAAATTGATGGTTTGCATTACTCGACTACCACCGTTCCCATCACCCAATAGGAAACGGATATTAGCAGTATTCCCTGATGTGTCCGTTTTTTCAATCGCCATCCCTGCAATTAGATGGTCTTCTTCATCAATAACACTCAAGCACCAAGCCCCAGTCTGACCATTTAAACCAGTTTCAAACCAAGCTCTTGCCCAGATGTACCAGTTCTTAGCAGTCTCAGCAAGTGGCAATTCTTTCACTGCACCATATTGAAGACTGTTAGCTACACCGCTTGTTGCAAAAGGCTCAGGTAAAATACCTAAACGACCACCCCAAGCTTTATCAGAAGTCATTCTGGTATTAACGATTTTATTCGGATTTTCATAGTTATGTGTACCGTCAACCCAATCGGAAAAATCCCCACCAGCATTTTTATGGAGAGTGACATTCTTTTGAGCCATCTCTCCATCAACTTCTTGTTTATTTCCGACTTCAAGAGCACCAGTACTATTTACAACCCCGATATACCCATTCTCAGAATTATGTTTAATCTTAATAATAGGGTAAGCGTACTCGCTACCATTATTATCAATTTCAAACGTCATTTTATTCCCAGAAATTGTAGGATTATCATATCGTTTATAAGTAGTAGAATGCGCAACACCATCTTCAACAAAGAAAGTGATTGTCCCTCTAGAACGTTGCAAACTCTCCTCGCGCATTTCAATCTTTCCAGACTTAATAGCCCAATAATACTTATCAGGTTCATCTGAAAAGATTAATTTCTTAGGACTATCAACCCTAAAAATACTTGCTAGTTGTCGTTTTACCTTGTTTCGGTCAGCAGACCAAATAGTAAATTCAACTTCGATAGTCTTAGCACCACGAGAAATACGCAAAATCTCCTCGCCTAATCTAGGAGTATCCTCTGTCACAAGACTATCTTCGTTACCTGCATCACGGTGAATATCAGTAACATATTCCCAATAATCAGATAAATCGACATCATTATAAGTTACTTTTACACCTCTATAACTCAAATAGGCACTCCTTTCATAATACTATCAATACGTGACCTACGTTTTTGCTCTTCAGTCACCTTACGTGTAATCAATTCACCATCCATATATACATTAGCTACAGGGACTTTTTTATTCCCATCACGCAAAAGATTAACAATCTCTTTTAATACAAAAAGCACTTCTGCATTATCTACATTCACCTCTGGAGCAGGTGCTACACTGACTTTTTGTTGAACGCTATCCATCGCTTTAAAGAGCGGTGAATCAGCAGAATAACCAATACCATCAGCATACTTAGGAACGCCATATTTTTGCATTAGTGACTTCGTTTTACTTGCCTTCAAAACCTTTGAACCTCTCGGCAATGGCAAGATAACATTACGTCCTTCTGGGATGAAGCTTCTACCATCTGGCAAAGTTACCATTTCTTTGTAATTAGCATTTTTCTGGTCATTCACCATCGCAAGACCGCCAGGGTGGTAATTTGTTCCGTTCGCATGTTTTTTATACTTAACGTTAACAGTTATGGTTTTATCATGGAGTAATCCTAATTCTCCGTTAATACCTCTTAAAACCCCCGAAGCATTATCTGTAGCACCGATGTTTACAGTTTTGCCTTTTACACCCTTGATATTTTCTTTGGCACTTGATGTTGGCCCAGATGTCTTATCACTACCTTTAATTGATACTGTTTTACCTTTTACACTCTTGATATTTTCTTTGGCACTCGATGTCCCTGAGGCTGTGTGGTCTCCGACATTCAAATACGGTAGTGTTTTTTGTTGTACATTATCAATATTATTTTGAGCACTAGAGGTTCCTGAAGCTGTGCTATCTCCAACATTAAGGTAGGGCAAGGTTTTCTGTTGCACACCATCAATATTGTTTTGAGCTAGTACTACTTGACCAGTTGTTTTGTCAACTGAAAATAGTTCTACAGTTTTACCAGTTAAAGTATTAACATCATTTTGTGCTTGAGTTACACCACCTAATGCTAAATTTAAAGCGCTCAAATCTACTTCTTTACCCGTTAAAGTATCAATAACTGCTTGAGCTTCTTTTGTAGGAAGAGAAGCTAAGTTTTTGGCTACCAAATCTTTCGCAGCAGGAGATAGATTGTTCCAGTTATTTAACACATTGGTTGCATTTTCTGTCTTATCAGTAAAGTCTTTGTCATCTGCTAAGATGTTTTTTACAGTTTCTGGAATAGCATCCCATTTGCTCATCAAATCGGTACTTTCTGCAATTGCCAACAAACCTTTTTTATTGTCAACAACCAATTCTTTTTCTTCTGGTTTCAAGTTTGCCCATTGCCCGTTTGCAACAAGAGCTTCAGCAATAATTAGGCGAGCGTTGGTAGTTAAGTTGGCATTTTTTAAAACAAATTGCATTTGTTCCCAGCCACCTTCTGCTGCTAAAGCTTTTGCCACTTCTTCAGTAGCATTAGTTTTTACTTTTCCTTCTTTAGGGTCAAACACCAATGCATTCCACTGTTCATTAGCACTTTTAGTTTCTGCTGTCATATCAGCTGTGCTTTTAGCAAACATATTATTAACATTTGCAAGTTTTTCTGCACTACCTTTTGCTTTTTTGTTCAAATCAGAGAGTTTTAAACCATACTTCTGCATCTTTTTAGCAGACTCACTCCAAACATTACCCAAGCCAGTACGACCTTCATATTTAGCTAACTCGTCGATAGTTGCTGCATATTTTTCACCATATGCTGACATTATTGCAGTATGCTTAGACTCAAGAGCTTGCATACGTGTGTTGTAGTTTTCTTTTGTAAGATAACCATTTTTATACAACTCTTCAGTATTCTTCTTATGCTCCTCATAGCTCTTCTGCTCAGCTTTCATAGCTTTATCTAAAGTTGTTTTTTGCTTTTTTAATTGAGTCTCATTTAACTGTGCGACATCACCATTTATCGCAGTCATGATAGCTTTTTTCTGTTTTCCAGATAAATTCATCATGTCTAACTCAGCTTTCACCATCTGACTCTGATTATTTAAAACAATTTGTTTTTCCTCTGCAGTTAACTGACTAACATCGTTGTTATGTCGTTGATAAATAGCAACAATTTCATCAGTCATTGCTTGTACATTGGCTTTTTTCTGCTCAATATAAGCTTCACCAGCAGCAACTTCTTCTGGTAGCAACCCCTCTTTATCAGCTAATTTTTTTAATTTTGATTTTGTATCTTCAGCATACTGACCAATCGCTTCATTCATTTGTTGGAATGCTTTTATAACATTCTCAGCATTTTGAGTTGTACCACTTTCAAATTGAATAACTGCATCTTTAGTTTCATCAACTTTTCCTTTCAATTGTGAAACATCAGATGCAACGGTGCCGCTAAGTGTAGTTCCCCACTCCTCAGATTTTGCTTTATTGTAATCTAAGTATGTTTGTAAGGCGAACATTCCTCCAGCTAGTAAAGCTAAACCTCCAACAACTACCCCAGCTGGGCTTGCTAAGCCACTAAGTGCACCACCCAAGGCGCCAACACTTCCTTCTGTTGCCCCAGCAACTCCTCCTAAGGCTGATAATGTTTGAGTAGCACCGCTAATTTCTTTCGCGCCAGTCAAACTCATTTTCAATAGTTTCAATTTACCAGTAAGAGTAGCAATAGTAGACAGTGTCCCACCACCAACTTTAGCAATTAACCCCAAAGCCCCAGTAAATGGACTGATTGCAGCTGTTGCCAAAGCAAATTTTACAGCCGACTCCTTCGCCTGTGGGCTTAAGTTGTGGAACCATTCCACAACTTTCTCCCCATCATCTAGCAAGTCTTTTAAGATTGGTAATAACTCATTTCCAATTTCTATTCCTAATGTTTCAAGCTGTGATAAAAACTGTTTAAATTGATTTTTTGAAGATTGCATCATTTGGTCGGACATTTTCTTAGTTGAACCTGTCGCACCTTCTGTAGCAGAAGTAAGATTACGCAAAGCATCTCCACCTTGAGCGACCAAAGCATTCATACCAGCCTGACCTGTACGCCCTACTGCTTGAGAAATGAGAGAAGCTTTTTGCGCATCCGTCATTCCTTCTGTATTTGTTTTAACTAGGTCTAGGACATCAGCTAAATCAATACTTCCTGCTAAGAACGCATCTGTAGAAACCCCTAATTGTTTCCAAGCTTTAGCATTATTTTTTGTTGGAGCAACAAGAGTTGTTAAGATTGCACGTAAGTTAGTACCTGCTTTTTCACCTTCGATACCACGTTGAGATAAAAGACCAATAGCAGAGGCGGTTTGCTCAAGAGAAATCCCAGCTGTCGCAGCCATCGGACCTACATACTCCATAGCTGTACCTAACGTTGAATAGTCTGAGGCAGTTTTATTAGCAACATAAGTTAAACTATCTGTGACTCGTTGAGTATCCTTAGCTTGGAGGTTGAATTGTTCCAGAATAGCTGTTGTAGCGTGCATAACAGTACCAAAATCTTCCCCTGAAGCCTTACTTGCTTGAAGTACATGAGGCATTGACTCCATTGTCTGATTAACGTCATAACCACGGCGAATCATCTCCTGCATTCCTTCAATAACTTCCCCAGTGCTCATACCATATGTTTTTGCATAGTTTTTTACAGCGCTACTTAGTTTGTCCATAGTGGCACTCATTTTACTTTCAGGAACATCATCTGCAATTAAGGCTTTAATCGTGTTCATACCATCTTCAAACTGTACAGCACTTTTAACAGCCACACCAAAACCAGCGGCAATCCCCATGGTCATCCCACGAGTTTTCTGACTAACTGTAGACAAACCATTACCGATAGTCGTCAAACCTTTCCCTAAACGAGCAGTTAGACTATGCTGAGAATATTGTGTCTCAATAGCTTCTTTTAACTCTGAACGATATTGAAAAAGTTTTTGGCGACTATTCTCATACTCTCTAGCTAGGCTCTCCGCTTGTTTGGTGCCAGACTCCATTGCTGCTTTAGTCTCGTTTAAACGAGCAGCATAATTTTTAGCTTGTTCGCTATTTTCACCATAAAGCCCTTTTGCTTCTCGGTATTTCTTATTAAGAGATTGTACATCATTAGCGAGCTCACGAGTCCCAGCAGTGACCCTGTTATAATCTCCAACTAACTTCGATTGGTATTGAGAGTGTGTAGTAATCAGTCGGTTGAGGTCTTTTACTTGATACCCATAAGCTTTAAAAGCTTCACGACCAGTAATAGCGTATTTAGACATAGCTTGACTAGTTTTAAGTTGGTTCTCCATCTTTTTGATGTCGTTTTTAAAACTCTTGATACTACCAGTCGTTTGTCTCAGCTTTGTTTGAAAACCTGAATTATCAAGACCTAGATGGACAACCATATTACCTAACGGTGTCGCCATGTTTAACCTCCTCCTACTGTTTGTACAAATTCACTTAGTGGCACTACAGCCTGTTCTTTCTTAGTTTCTTCCGATGTCTTAGCGTTCAAAACTTCAATTAACGTTTGAAAGTCAGTCTCCATTACGTCATTAACCGTAAAACCATTACCACTAGTGGTTAAATCCTTTACCAATCCTAAGAATCGCTCTTTTCCTTCGCTAGGGGAGATGTTAGCTCCTTTGGGTCATCTTCATGTCGAACCCCTACCGCTGTTAAAATAAGATTATCTACAGTTTCTTCAAGTTCCCAAGCGTTCAAACCATTCAAAATAGCATCTGATGTCACAGCTTTAGCATCAAATAAAGAAGCCACAAACTCCACTCGGTCTAAAAGATTTTCTTTCGGTGTGTAATCAGGATTAGTGTATTTTTCTTGCAACTCCCAAAAATCAAGCACACGTTTACCCGGAACTGAATCTTGTTTATAAGTCACTTTATCTCCATTTTCGTCAAATAAAGTAATTGATAGTTTAGTCATCTTTCTTTCCTTTCAAAAAAATAGGAGAGGATAAACCTCTCCACAAACTCCCTTAAATTACGCAGTAGCTTTAACTTCAAATTGCATTGCTTTATTTAGCAAAGCAATTTCTTCTTCACCTGAAGCCATTGCATAGTAGTCGCCTTTGCTTTCTGGTGCATCGCTACCTTCTGCAGTAAATGTCAAGTTATCGCTAGCAAGCTCCTCTTTTTCGCCTTTTTTAGTGTTAAGTTCGATACCATCCATGGCAAAAACACCACAATATAGCCCAATACCAAACTCAGTACCATGTGGGTCTTCTGAGAAGAAACCAACTGAGCAAAGTGGTGGTTCAGTATCTACTCCACCAACTGTCAAACCATTTTTCTTTTTACGTCCAAGAATGGCATTTTGTACTGCAAACGGTACATCAACAGCTGTAATTTCAGCTTTTACATCGCCTACACCTTTACGAGAAGTGTAGTAAGCTGAGTTACTACCGTATGTTTTTACAGGTTCACTTGAAAGACCTGTAATGTTTGCTGTTTGAGTAGCACCCTCACCTTTTTTACCTTCAATCACAAAATAATTCTCACCAAGTTTAGGTTCAGCACCATCATGGATACGAATTTTCATTTTTTCAAAACCAACTAAAGTCATTATCTTCCTCCTAATAATCTAAATCATAAATATCGCTAAAACCACGATATGTTCGGGCATCAACATAACGCCCAGTTTCCTCAAAATATTCATCTAACCCACCAGATTGTTGAAAAAAAGACAATGCAAGCATTGCCTTTTCAACTTCTCTAGCGATTGTTTTAGTTTCATCGTAATCAGTCGTCTCTACGTTAATTTGAAATAAAAATTTCTTACGTAAAGGCGTATCACTAGCAAAACTATCTTGTGCAG